TGGCAATATACGAGCAGTGGCCGGTTGGCCGGCATCTCTGGGAATGTGGACTTGAACGTGTTCCAGGGAGATTGGGAGGCGTATCTGGGGGTGGACGAAGTGGACGGCGTGGATGTGATCCCCACGATTCAATTACAGCCTGGGCATTTCGACCTGGTGCGCGAGGGTGAAGTGGTTGCGCGGTTTGTAGTGATGGCAAAGGAGCCGGAAGAACCGCCAGAACACGCGGAGGATTGGGCGTTGCCGGTCGGGACGACGTTGTATCCGGCGGTGAAGTGGGGGGTGCGCGGGTATACGCACGATCTGCGGACGACGAACGCGAATCCGAACCGGCGCAACGGTAAGCCGTGGCCGCACAGTGGCTATGACATCAACCTGGATGTGCCGCCTTATGGCGACATCGAGCGAGGATATCCTGTTTATGCAGTGGCTTCTGGCGTGGTGCACTACGTGACACGCGATTGGAGCGGGGTGGGGATGTGTGTGATTTTGCACGTCCACGATGCTGCACCGGTGTGGTTCAGGTATGCGCACATCGATGTGGTGGTGGCAGTTGGCGATGCGGTCGAGGCCGGGCAGACGCTCGGTTTTATCGCGGATTGGCCGAACGAGGGCGATCACTTGCACCTGGATGCGGCGCTCGATCCTTTTTCCAGGGAGTGGGTGACATCAGACATCCGGTGGGTTGATCCGGCGCCGATCTTACGGGCACATATCGATCCCGATCTGGTAGACGGGATGTTGCGGGTAGGTGATTGATGAGCGACGAAGCGATTGATGTCCAAAAAATGATTTTGGGTGAATTGCGGGAGATCAAAAGCGAGGTTCGCCATATCCCTAAGTTGCAGGCACGAGTGGATTCGTTGAGCGGTGCGACACATCAATTAGAGACCGCAATGAGAGAAACGACAGCGGCTCTACAGACTCAAGCGAGTGCACACAGCAAAATTATCGACGAGCTTCGCCTCCAGGTGCATCAGTCCATCTCCTCAATGATGGGGATCAGCAATGATGTGCAGTCACTGATGACGCGGGTGAAAGACATTGAGAAGCAGACGGCGGCGGCTTTTCAGCAGCAACTGCAATTGGCGAAGGATGTACGAGAAGCGTCGGGCTTCCCTGATCCGAAGGAATACCAGGCATTAAAAGCGGAAGTGGACACGTTGCCGACATTACGTGATGACGTGAAGGACCTCAAGATATTAAAAACGGAAGTGGACACGTTGCCGACATTACGCGATGACGTGAAGGACCTCAAGAAGCATACGCCCTGGTTGGTTGGCATTGAATGGTTCTTGAGAATCCTCTTTTACGCGATGGCCGGAGCTGCCGTCGCGGGCCTGCTGCTGTTGTTGGGGCAGTCACTTATCAAGGCATTTTCTTAATGGCTACATGCAAGCGTTGCGGCAGAGAGTATCAGGGCTGGCGGTGTCCATGCCGCCGGCGTGGGAAACGTGGCGGCCGGCCTCGCAGTGTCGTTTCGGTGGGGTGTGGGACACGTAGCTGGAGCCTTGCTGCTGCACGCGTGCGGATGCTGGGCGGATATGAACCGGAGCGCGGCGATCTGGCCGCAAGCGAAGGGCACTCTGATGGGACTCCGGCGAGCCTGCCACAGTTACAGGCCGGGGAGAGTGCGGGAGACGGCGACGCGGCCCAGCCGGAGCAGGCAGGCGCGCCGCGTTGCCTACGTTGTGAGACGGCGTTGGAGTGGAATGGCGAGGCGTGGCGTTGCCCGGCGTGTTTCGAGCGGGGTGGGGAGAGAGCAGGATTGGGAAAACGGTAATATGGCGGTTAATGCGCGTTAGCGGCGGTGTTTGGGGTGATTACGCGCGTAATCAGGGCGCGGGCACGTTCATAAGCAGGATTGGAAACGGCGGTTAATGTGGTAGGGCGTTTTGATGTTCCAGACGATGGCTATATCTGGCTGACGACGGAGGCGCGGCAGGCGTTGGATGCAATCGAGGATCCGCAACGCCGCAAAAAGCGCGATACGGTGGTGTTATTGGCGTGCCAGGAGGCCGGGCTGCTGTTGCGCGAAGATGGACGACCAGTGTCGAAGCGCGCGCTCTTCCGCGATCCACGGGTGTGCAATGAGCGCATCTGGTACTTGAAGTGGCAGGACATCCCGGAAGTACAGACGGCGCTGACGCTGTGCAGTGAGGCCGCGCAACGGTACGCGGACCGGCAGACCGAGGTGATCGAGGCGATTGCAGCGCGGAGAATCCGTGAGATGCTCGCCGACCAGGTGGGGGTGGCCGTCGAAACGTTGGTGACGGTGGAGAATAGTGAGAAGGCATCGGCGCGGGACCGCCTCGAGGCGGCGCGGATGCACATGAGCGCCGTAGCTCCAGACTATGCTGCCCGGATGGCACCGGTGAAAGCAGCCCTGCCGGTAGAGGTACGCGATCCGATTGAGGTCGAGTTTGGAGACGTGACGCAAGATGAACTCAGAGACATCGAGCAAGCCCTTGTCCGTCGCCAGACTGGCGGCGGCAGCGAGGCGTAATACTGCGATTTTTGCGCGGGTTTGGCGGCGTGGGGTAACGCCGGGGGCGCACCAATACGAGATGGCGCGCCGGGTAGATGATGACGATTTGATGTTCGAGGCCGATTTCTGGCCGCGCGATCACGGTAAGAGCGAGATTTTCTGTATTGCTTATCCGCTAAGGCGGATTTGTGAGGACCCTAACATTAGAATATTGATCGTCCAGAAGACGGCGACCGAGGCGGAGAAGACGCTCGGTGTGATCAAGCAGGAGTTGGAGAGCAATGCCGCGCTGAAGAATTACTACGCGACGTACTGGAAGCACCGGACCGGGCAGCGCGACATCAGCAACGCCGGCGGGCAGGTGAAGCTCGGTGGGGCGAAGAAGGAGGCGGCCTGGCAACAGCGCAAGATTTACGTCAAGCGCCGCCGGCGCGGGAAAGACCCCACGGTCGAGGCGGTGGGGGTGGGCGGCGCGGTCACCGGCGGGCACTTCGATGTGATCATTCTGGACGACGTTGAGGACGACGAGAACACGAAGACGCCGGAGCGGTTGACGCAACTATCGAACTGGTTTAGCGGCACAATTCTACAGCTCCGCGAGCCGCACACGAAGACGATCGTCGTCGGCACCTTTAAGACGAACGCGAAGGACATTTACAATACGCTGCGCGATAATCCGGTCTGGTCCGTGGTCATCCGCTCGGCGATTATCTCCCACCGGTTGGAGGACATCCAGTATACGCCCGTCCAGGCTGAGGATGGCCGGGTAACCGGGGTGACGGTGCAGACGCCTGGCGTGCAGACGCTGTGGCCGCAGAAGTGGCCGATCGAGGCGCTGTTGTTCGAGATGCTGGCGAGTATCCGCAGCATCTGGGTACGTGAAAAGTTGAATGACCTGCGGGCGCTGGCCGGGAAGATCTTTAAGCGCGAATGGCTGCGGTATTACGACGCGACGCACCAGGAGACCTACGAGCAGATCATCCAGGCGTGGGATACGGCCTGGGAGGAGAAGGAAGGCGCAGACTGGTCGGTGTGCCTGACGTTGGGGTTGCGCGAGGGCGCGTTGTATGTGTTGGATGTGTATCGCGCCAGGCTGGAAACGCCAGGCTTGCTCAAGGCGATGCGCGCGCAGTTCGAGCGCTGGCGACCCCAGGAGATCGTCGTCGAGGATAAGGCCAGCGGGAAGAGCGCGATCCAGATTCTCAAGCGGGAGTCGCAGTTGCCGATTGTGGCGATCTCTCCGGGGACGAAGGACAAGGTTGCGCGGGGTCGGGCGGTGACGCCGTATTTCGAGAGTGGCCGGGTGTTTTTGCCGAATCAGGCGGCGTGGTTGGATGCGCTTATCGATGAGCTGGTGATGTTCCCGGATGGAGGCTACGACGACCAGGTGGATGCGCTGGTTTACGCGATTTTGCGGTTGATGGGGAGTACGGGCGCGGCGTATCTGGCGTGGTTGCGGGGAGCGGCGGAACAGGATTGACGGAATGAGAGGATCAGAACTTGGCGAGTTTATGGGATAGGTTGACAGGGCGCGCGGCGCTGTTGAAACGGGTGACGGCGCTGGAGCGGGCGGTGAGCGAGAGCAAGCCGGTGTCGCCGGTGGTGATTGCCTCCGGGAGTACGGAGCGCGACCGGCTGACGCAGACGCCGCGCGCGGGGCGGACGGATGCGCAGTTCTTGCGCGCGGTGGCCGACCAGGTGGCGTTGGTGCGCGCGGCCTTGAACGCGAAGAAGCGCCACGTGGGGGCGCTGCGGGTGGAGGTGCGCGGGCCGGATGAGGCGACGGCGCTCGCGTTGCAGGCGTTGGTCGCCAAACCGACGCCGGATCACACCTGGCGGCAGTGGATCAGCGAGGTATTGGAAGACGTGCTGGTGTTGGATGCGGCGTGCGTGTATGTGTGGCCGCGTCGTAACAAGACGCTGTACGGCCTGCTGCCGGTGGACGCGGCGACGATTGTGATTCTGCCGGATGTGAATGGTTTGTTGCCGGAGCCGCCGGCGCCGGCCTACGAGCAGCGCATCGCCGGGGGGGTGACCGCGCGGTTGACGAAGCGCGAAATGATCTACGAGATGATGAATCCGCGCCCACACTCATTGTATGGGCTTTCGCCGACCGAGGTGGTGCTGCACGCGGCGTTGACTGAGCTGCGGCGGATGACGGGCAGCGCTGAGATCCTCGACAGTTCGAATATGGCGGCCTTCTTCGGAGAGTTGCCGGAGGGGTGGGGCGTCGATCAGATTAGCGAGTATCAGCGGTACTGGGATCAGATGACGGCCAGCCGCTCGCACAAGGGGATGTGGGGGCCGCACGGCTCGGATGTGAAGTTCCCCCCGCAGTTGGAGATCAAGACGGATTTCGACTATTTTCTGTTGTATTTGATCTGCGCGGTTTTCGAGGTGCAGCCGCAGGAGTTGGGGTTCACCACGGATGTTAATCGCGCGACGGGCGAGGTGCAGGAGACGATCACGCGGCGGCGGTCGATGCGTCCGCTGGCGGAGTTGATTGGGGAGATTTGGCAACAGGCGTTTGCGCTGACCGGGTATGGTGAGTATGTCTTGGCCTGGCCGGATTTGGAGGAGCGCACGCACACGGAGATTCGGGAAGACGCGCAGGCATTTGTACCGATTGGTGTGTTGACGCCCAACGATGTGCGTGAGGAGATGCACATGGAGCCGCTGCCGGGCGGGGATGAGCCGCGCGGGCAGATGGTGCGGTGGACGGATGTGGACAGGGTGACGCGGGCAGATATGCCACGGATACGGAGAGCTGATGGGATTCCGATGCATATCCCCGCGCCAGATGATAGTGCCGAGTTGTTGCACCTGCAGGAGACGTTGCGGCTGGAATATTTGGACGTCTCGCAACGTTTGGCAGTGGAGGCGCTGCTTGACGAATTACGAGAAGCGCAGGCGCGTGGGGAGACGATCACGCCGGCGATGATCAGCCGGGCGGCGGCAGCGATTGCGGAGGCGCATAGCGAGGCGATCAGGCCGACGATCATTCATAGTTTGCAGGAAATGGCGCTGGTCGGGGTGGCGGCGGCAGCGGATGCCTTCGAAGGCGCAGTGAATTTTACATTGGACTGGACGCTGGCGAACACGTATGCTGCGGACTGGGCGCGGACGTATGGCGGCCAGTTGATCACGAATATGGATGCTACTACGAAGGCGCGCATTGGCGCGGAGGTGGGGGCGTGGGCTGAGGCGCGGGAGGGGTATCCTGACCTGTTGAAGCGCATCCAGGCGATTATAGACGACCCACGGCGCGCGGCGTTGATCGCGCAGACGGAACCGACGAGTGCGTATGCCGCCGGAAACGAAGCGGCCTGGCGGCAGGAAGAAGACGAGTTAGGGGTGGTCATCATCGAGGTATGGAACACGGCGAACGATGACCTGGTGTGTCCGATTTGCGGCCCGCTGAATCAGCAGCAGCGGCGCATCGGGGGGACCTTCGAGGGGGGGATCGAACGCCCAGCGGCGCATCCGCGGTGCCGGTGCTGGTTGACGGCGATGATGGTGTTGACCAGGGCGGCAATAGCGCGGTATCCACGGCTGGATACGATTTATAAGCGTTTTAGGAGAGCGGCTGATGCCGGTTGAGGTAGAGATTGAAGGTCTGGCGGAGGCGCTGGATATGTTTCTCCAGGGGAACTCCAAAGTAGGGCAGGCGTTGAAGCGCGCGACCTCGGCGTCGGTGAAGGTGCTGCGGGCGCGACTGGCGAAATATCCAGGGAAGTCTGCCGGGAAGTTGACATTTGTTTCTGATAAGCAGCGGCGGTTCTTTTTCGCGGCGCTGCGCGAGGGAACAATCCAGGTTCCCTACCGGAGGACGGGGACGTTGGGTCGGAAGTGGACGAGCAAGGTGACGTTTACTGACGACGATGTGATGGGCTTTGTGGGGAACAATACGCCGTATGCGCCGCTGGTGCAGGGCTTCGATACGCAGGCGCGCATCCACGCGGGGAACTGGCAAACGGAGCAGGATGTGGCGAACGATAGTCGCGATGAGATTATGGGGATTTTCGCGGATGAGATCAGCCGGGCGATGGCGAGCGAGTAACGTTAGCGGCGGTTTTCTGGCGGGGATAGACGGCGAAAAAGAGACAACAGGATTGGCGGAATTGCAGGATTTCTGCTGTTAAGAACACTTAACGGACGGTGAGTGAAGGGGGGCGAGGATGACTAGACTGCCTGTTTTAGTAGGGGATTATTTGCATCGGTTTGGGCCGGTGCTGCGCCGGTTCAAGGATATGCTGGATGGCACGCATGCCGAAGTGGTGGCGGTGGGCGATGTCGAAACGGTGGTGCAGGTGACGAATGGGCCATTGACGCCGACGGCTTATACGCTGACGTTGGATCAGGCCGACACGGAGTTTTCGATTGCGTTGCCGCCGAATTTCGGTTTCGAGTTTCGTTCGCGGGGCATGGTGGATGTGCGGTTCGCGTTCGAGACGGGCCTCGTGGCGGATTACACCGATCCGTATCTGACACTCCCGGGGAATTGGGATTTCTATGAAGCCGGACAGTTCGACGAGGTGACGTTGTATTTTGCAACGGACTCGTTGAATCCGGTGGTGATAGAGATCATCGTGCTGGAATTGGCTGTATAGGAGGTGGGGTATGCCATATAAAATTCATCCGACGATTGAGGTAACGACGGTGGGGTATACCGTCGCGCAAGATGTGTGTTTGAAAATCCCGATCTCGCACGAGGATGCAAGCGGGCCGGTGGCGACGTTACCGGCGAACTGCTTGATTACGAGCCGCCAGGTGGTACGGACGACGCCGTGGGATATTATCGCGTTGTTTGCCGTCGGGAAGGCGGATGATCTGGACTGGCTGGTGCAGAACTATCAGCACAATCTCAGCCTGGCGTTCGCCGGAGCGACGGAGATCACGGGCGGGCCGATCTATGTGGCAGAAGAGACGCCGCTGATCTTCACATGGGATCAGGGCGGAGCGTCTGCCGGCGAGGGCTACGTGGTGATCTGTTACACGATGCTGGAAGCGGAGGCCCCAGAATGAATAGAGGGTGGAAGATTGCAATTGTGGTGACGGCGATCGTGGCCTCGTTGGCAGCGGGCCTTTCCATAGGGAGTTGGCTGGGGCTGGATGTGGAGATTGCGCAGAGTGATCCTGACGCGCCGGTGTATGTCGATCTCAGTAAATTGATGCTGAAATACAACGATCCGCTCAGAAACATGAGCGGGACGATTACATACCGGCAAGTCTTTCAAGATGCCCTCTGGTGGCGGATTATGGATCCGCACGTTAGCGAGGACATGCGCGCGGAATGTTTTATGCTGGCGGGCCTGCTCTCTGAGGGACGTGGGACGGAAATCACGCAGGATCAGTATGCGATTTTGATGGAGGCCGTGCAGCAGGTGTGGGGGCCTGCGGTTATGGCGCAAGTGGAGGCTGAGTTGCAATGAAGAAAATTATAGGTGGACTTGGTGGACGGCGTGGACGGCACGCGCTCTCGCTGATTCTGGTGGGGGTGCTGGTGTGGTTGGCGACCGGCGCGGGAACGTGGGCGCAATCCGGCGGCAACTACTTCGATAAGATTACGGTAGGTGGAGACATCGACCACTACGGCACAGGCGTGATCCGCGACACGAAAGATCAGACAGTCCAGGCGGCGGTGACGTCTGGTGGCTGGAATCTCATCGCGACGGTGGGCGGCAGCCCGAACCTCTACGGCGGTGTGACGGGGAATGCGATTTCCAGCAGCTCCTACGGCGGCTTTATCGGCGGCGGCGGTACGAACACGACCGGCCCCTGGGGCGCAGCGCCGCTCTTCAATGTGATCGGCGCAAATAGCCACTTCTCTACCATCGCGGGGGGTATTGGCAATACGATCTATAACTCATACAACACGATTGGCGGCGGCCACACGAATATCATCGACACGTCCGCGAATTACTCGGTGGTCGCCGGAGGCGTGTCGAATTGGGTCAACGGGGCCTACGGCACTATCGCCGGTGGGTACGATAACACGATTGCGACTGGCCAGTGGAGTTTCATTGGCGGCGGGTCGGGGAACGAAAGCAACGGCAGCGTAGACACCATTGCGGGCGGATCGGGGAACTATAGCGCTGGGGGTGCATTAACATTCATTGGTGGCGGTAAGTACAACTCGATAGGGTCGGGCAACGATCTGGTGAATCTTTCTTTAACGGTCACGGCAACCCAGGAGCTTGGCTATCGAATTGACCATCCGTCGAACTACCTCTACACGTTGGCCGGATCCTCAGCAGGCGATTACTCAGTTATCGCGGGGGGATACCGCAACGGTGTAGGAGATCCACTATCGTTTGTCGGCGGTGGCAAGGAAAATTGGGTAAGCGGCTACTTTACTCGCACTGTCACCTCGCCGTATGATCTGATCGAAGACCCTACCGGATGCCTAACCAGTACTACGACCATTGCGTGTACGTCTCGTTACAACAACATAGTCGGCGGAAAGTGGAACGAAATCAGCAATGCCTACGTGACTGGGGTTGAGGGGGAGCTGCACACATACTGCAATGTGGATGGCTTCTCAACGATTGGCGGTGGGTACGCGAATTTGATCACCGGTACGGTAGCGCAGGGCGCGACCGTCGGCGGTGGCGTAGGAAATACAATTACTGGTACGTATGGTACGGTTAGTGGGGGCATCACCAACACTGTGACTGGGTTGTATGGTGTCGTCCCTGGCGGTCGTCAAAACTCGGTCACAGCAGATTATGGTTTCGCGGCGGGGTATCGTGCAGCAGCGCTGCACCGTGGGGCCTTTGTGTGGGCGGATAGCACGGAGGCAGTGTATCAGTCATTTGCGCCAGACTCGTTCAACGTGCGCGCCTCCGGAGGGGTGACGCTGACGACCTCCGGCGCGGGGATGGCGCTGGACGGGCCGGTGATTGTGGATGGGATGGCGTTTACATATACGCAACCGCTCACTATAACAGGGGTGCTAACGAATGTCAGACTGCTTTTCTACCAGGTCCCCTGACCTGGACTATTTGTATCGCCAAGCGCGGCGACGGTTGCCGTTGGACGCGGTGGATGATGTCGTCCAGGAGACAGCACTTGCCGCGTGGCAATCCTACGGCTCGCGACAACGCGCCGGGGTGCATACATGGTTGGGTGGGATTCTGCGGCATAAAACGGCTGATTTCTACCGACGTGATCCAGGCTGGCAGTGGACGCGCCTCCACGACGAGACGCCAGACGCGCCGCACGGCGAGGCGTCACTGCTGCTGCGGTTGATGATGCAGCGGCTGCCCGGCGATTATGGCCGCGTGCTCTGGCTGCGCTTCTGGGGCGGCTTATCGCTGCCAGAGGTGGGAACGGCGCTCGGTATCTCCGCAGATGCGGCCCGGGGGCGCTACAAGCGCGCGCTGACTGCCTTACGGCAGGAGTGGTTGGCGTGAACGCGCTGTTGGCGGTGACGTTGCTGTTAGCGGCGTTGGGCCCGGTTGCGCCGGGCCGCGTTGCGGCGATGCAGCCGGAGATGCGCGTGGTGTATGTCCCGGCGACGGAGAGCCTGTCGTTTGAGTACGTTGCGCCGGACGGGTTTGGGAAGTTGCTTGTCACGCTGCCCTGGTCGGGGACGCAGCACGAGGTCGCGGCGCGTTATGCCGATGGGGTGTGGCGCGCGCGGTGGAGTGTGGCCGAGGTGCCGATTTGGACGGAGATTCGTTACGAGTGGCAGATCGCGCCGGAGCAAGGCGGCGATGTGGTGTGGGCGCAGGGGATGACAGCGCGGCCTGATCGGGTGAGTACGGCGCGGGAGTGGCGACACACGGCAGGCGACCTGGTAGACGTGTACACGGCGGGTTATAGCGCGGCGGC